CAACGGAGGCGGCGGCGGCGCACTTGCATACCGAAATAATTTTACAGTTACACCCGGTGCATCTTATACGGTTCAAGTCGGGGCTGGTGGTAATGGTGGTGGTGGTGGCGCTCCCGGAGGGGATTCATTTTTTGTAAACACTACAACAATTGGCGCTGGTGGTGGATCGGCTACAAGAACTGGTGGAACTGTAAGCGGCGGTGCAGTAGGGGGTAGCGGCGGCACTGGTGGATCAAGGTCTGATGGCGAAATTTCTGGCGGCGGCGGTGCTGGTGGCTATGCTGGAGCAGGTGGCGCTGGTGGTAGCACTAGAGGTGCTTTTGGCGCGGGGTCTGGTGGCTCTGCCTCTGGTGGACGAGGCTCTGGGTTAAGTGGAACATATCTTGAACAAGATTCCGGCGGCGGTGTTGGAATTCTTGGTCAGGGATCAAGCGGATCGACTAGCGGTCAGGGTGGTAGTGGTGGAACTAGCGGCAGCCCAAACAGCACCGGAGGGTTGTATGGAGGCGGGGGTTCTCAAGGCAGACAAGGCGGTGGCGGCGCTGTTCGCATAATCTGGCCCGGAACATCACGCCAGTTTCCATCAACCAGAACAGCAAACGAATAAGGACTCATATGTGGATCAATCCAGCAAATCTTCAAACATTCACTACGCACAGTGAAATTCGCAGTGAATTTTCTCATGTGTCCTTTCCGGCAGAGATGACAGAAAGCGACATCGAGTATGTCGGCTTGTTGCCTGTCACACTTACGGCACAACCAGAATTTGATCGACGTATTGAAAAGGTTGTGGAGTTGACGCCTATTGCAGTTGATGGCACATGGATGCAGCAGTGGGCTGTTGTCACGCTGGACGCAACCGAGCAGTCAGCAATGGCCGTGCAAATTCAATCCGAGATCGTCACAGCCACTCAGCAGCGCCTTGATGACTTTGCCAAAACGCGCAACTACGACAGCATCCTGTCTGCCTGCACATACGCCACTGACGCCAACCCCAAGTTTTCGGCAGAGGGTCAGTATTGTGTTGGAGCGCGAGGGGCCACTTGGACCAAGTTGGCCGAGATGCTGGCAGAGGTTCAAGCCAACACTCGCCCCATGCCATCTGGTTATGCCGACATTGAATCTGAACTGCCACCACTTGTGTGGCCCAACTAAAGGTTGACAATGAAACTGATCGCACCACTGATTGCAGTCTTGTCTTTGACAGGCTGTGCCACTGCTGAGTACGCAGCCTATGCCGACATCCACAAGGCTCAGGCAGCGTCCCAGACAGCCCGTTATCAGGCTTTGGCAGACATTGCCAAGCAGGGTGACACTGCGGCCAAGGTTGCGGCTGTGATGTCCCTGCAAATGGGTGCAGTTCAGAATCAAACCCAAGTTGCCGCACCCAAGTCATTTGGTGACCATTTGCTCCAGTGGACATCTGTCTTGCTGCCAACAGCAACCCAGATTTACAGCGTAGGCAAGCAAGCGCAGATTGGCATTGCGCAAAGCAACAACGCCCGCGACCTGGGGGTCAGCACAAACGCTGCCTTTGTTGGCTTGGCAGGAAAGATTCAAGCGCCAGGCGCAATCACCACAACGACCACTAACACCGACAGCACACACGCTCCGACCGTTGTCACTCAGCCAGCTTCTCTGGTTGTGACGCAGCCGACACCTGTCATTGTTCGCCCAGAGGTTGTTCCAACCACAGTCAACAACATCACCCCAGCAGCAGTGCCATGACAACAATTGACGCAACCGAAGCACGCCTTGCAACTCATGAGGAAATCTGCGCCATTCGTTATGACCAGATCAATGCCAGGCTCAAGCGCATTGAAGCCATCATGTTGAAGACAGCCGGTTTAATGATCATCTCTATGGCTGGCACCATCTTCAGTGCCGTGTGGATATTGAAATGAAAGATTGGGCTGTCGCATTCATTGCGGCGGCCAGTCTTGTCGGGTTTGTTGTGTGGTCTACAAGCATAATCGTGCCATTCGTATGGGGGCTGTAAATGCTTGCAGAAATCGCGGCGGCAAATGCTGCATTTGCAGTGATCAAGGCTGGTTTAAAGAACGGCAAGGAACTAGCTGACCTCGGCTCAAAAGTCTTTGACTACTTTGACAACAAAGCCAAGATTCAAGAGGCTGTCACCAAAAAAGGCAGCAGATCAGACATCGAAGAGTTCTTTGCAATTGAGAAGCTGAACGCTCAAGAAGTTGAATTGCGCGAGCGCATGATCTACGCAGGCAGGCCCGGCATGTGGGGCGACTGGCAGAAGTTCCAAGCTGCGGCAGCGAGAAGGCGCAGAGAGGACAAGGAAGCGGCCCTGAAGGCCATCAGGCAGCGCAAAGCCAAGATGGACCAACTCATCGAGTACTTGGTCCTTGGCGTGGCCGCATTGATCCTGACGGCCCTCATGATCTACGGCATCATCATTTACATGACGTACATCCGAAAATGAGCGAGAAACCAGAATCAGTATTGGACAAGGTGCTGGCCTATGTGGACAGCCCTTTCAAGCTGTTTGCGGCCATCTTGATGGGTGTCATTGCGTTTGCCGGGTATTTCCTTTGGCAAAACCAAGAATTCATGCGTGACGCATACAAGGAATCCAAGAAGTTGCCTGAGATCAACACGTCCAGGACGGATGACGCCAGCGCCATGCTGATCAAGAAAACAGGGGCCGTTGTGGTGGCCGTGTTCAAAGTCAACCCGCTGTTCAATAGTCGAGTTCTCTATAGGGCATACACCAAGGACGGCAGGGACAAGGCCATTGAGGACATCGACGTTGGGCTGTTCAGCCAGAACTCATCGAACAATTCGGATGTAGTCAAGTTGATGACCAACGACATCCCCTGTGGGGAGTACCGTTACGCGCAGTCTGAGGTGGGGCTGTGGTACTTGGACAAAGGCGTAGTCTACACCTGCCGCATCAGTGTGCCACCAGACTCGCACAGGTTTGTGGGCCAGATTACAGTGGGCTGGACGCAGCCGCCAGAAAACATCGAGCAAGTAAAATTCATGCTGGAAATTGCTTCAGCAATGTTGACCAAAAGGGGTAATTGATGTTTCCACTCGCAGCACTTCTTGATGTCGGCGGCAAGCTGATCGACAAACTTATTCCTGACCCAGAGGCCAAGGCCAAGGCGCAACTCGACTTGGCCAAGATGGCGCAGGACGGTGAGTTGGCGCGGATGGCCAACGAGACTGAACTTTACAAGTCAGAGCAAAACAACCTCACAGACCGATTGAAAGCAGACATGGGGTCTGACTCTTGGTTGTCTAAAAACATTCGCCCCATGACCCTCCTGTTGATCTTGGGAGGCTATTTCACATTCGCCATGATGTCGGCATTTGATTACGACACCAACAAGTCCTATGTGGAGTTGCTGGGCCAGTGGGGGATGCTGGTGATGTCGTTTTACTTTGGTGGACGGACACTTGAGAAGATCATGGACATGAAGTCCGGCAAGCAAGACAAGGAGCAGAAATGAAAGACAACTTTGACGAAGCATTGAAAGCTGTGCTGCACCATGAAGGTGGCTATGTAAACCATCCAAGCGACCCAGGCGGCATGACCAACCTGGGCGTGACCAAGCGGGTCTGGGAAGAGTGGGTGGGGCATCAGGTTGATGAGAAGGCCATGCGTGCCCTGACGCCTGAGATCGTTGGCCCGATGTACAAGGCCAAGTATTGGGACAAGGTTAAGGGCGATGACCTGCCTGCTGGTGTGGACTACGCTGTGTTTGACGCTGCTGTCAACAGCGGCCCAGGGCGTGCAGCCAAGTGGCTCCAAGCTTGCGTGGGTGTTGAGCCTGATGGTGGCATTGGCCCCAAGACGCTGGCGGCTGTGGCGGCTTTTGACCCTGCTGAGTTGGTTGACGATTATGGCAAGCGCAGGCTGTCATTCCTGATGGACTTGCCCCATTGGCCAACTTTTGGCAAAGGCTGGGGCCGCAGGGTCGCTGATGTTGGCAAGACTGGTATTGAGATGGCTTAAGCTGGAATAATCACCCCATGGCCAACGTCAAGCAGCAACTCGAAACCCCGTCAATCCCAAGTCTTGGGTTTGCACCTGAAACCTATGAGCGCAGACATTTCAGTGAGAACTACGGATCACTGAACACCTACTTTCGCAAGATGATCGGTGTGCTGGGTGCGCTGTTTGGTCCAAGGGGCGGGAAATACTTGAACATCCCCCACGGGGCTTTCCAGGACAACACCGACCAGATTGATGGATCTCCAGCGGTGGCGTATCGAATGCGATACCAGACCACAGACTACAGCAATGGCATAGCCATCACCTCCAAGGCCGCATCATTCACGGCCACGATCAGCAACGGTGGCGGAACTGCTGGCACCACATTGAACGTCACGGCTGTAGCATCTGGCACGATCTACCCGTCCATGCTTATCACTGGCACAGGCATCACGGCCAACACCAGTGTGTCCGAGCAATTGACAGGGACTGCTGGAGGAATTGGAACTTATCGGGTTTCCATCTCGCAGCTTGTCTCGCCTGCTGTCACTGTTACTGGTAATTTGCCATCACAGATTACGGTGTCGCAAGATGGCATCTATAACCTGCAATACAGTGCGCAGTTCACCAGCATTGACACAGCGCCAGCAGACATTCAGGTTTGGTTCAGGATCAACAACGTGGATATTCCGAATTCGGCCAGCACGTATGAGATCCCAAAGCAAAAGAACGCAACCACACCGAGTCTGATCATTCTGACTTTGAATTATTTTGCGTCTTTGAATGATGGCGATTTCATTGAAATCATGTGGCGCGTGCAGTCATCTAACGTCTGGGTTGAATCCTTCCCAGCCATCACTGCAAGTGGTACGACTCCTGCCATTCCCGGCACGCCGTCAATCATTGCGACCATGACGTTTGTCTCTAACCTACCAACGGTGTGACCCATGTACATCCCATTGAAATTGCCCCCAGGCGTCTATAAAAACGGCACCGAATATCAGTCTGCTGGCCGCTGGAATAACTCCAACTTGGTGCGCTGGTACGAGAGCACGCTGCGCCCTGTTGGTGGGTGGCGCAAGAGATCCTCACAGCAGGCGGCGGGTCTTTGCCGTGGCATCTTGACTTGGCGCGACAACAGCGCCGCACGCTGGATTGCTTTGGGTACGCACACTAAGCTGTACGTCATGAACCAAGGCGGCACTCTAAAGGACATCACGCCCACAGGCTTTACGGCTGGAGTAGCCGACGCTATCATCAAAATTGGATATGGGTATCAGGAATACGGCTCCTACTCTTATGGCGTGGCCCGGCCTGATGTTGGCTCCAACACTCCAGCCACCACATGGAGCATGGACACCTGGGGCGAGTACTTGGTGGCCTGCTCCAATGCTGACGGCAAGCTGTACGAGTGGCAGCTTGGTTTCACCACACCCACACTGGCTGCCGCAATTGCCAATGCGCCAACAGGCAACAAGGCCGTGATGGTCACAGCCGAGCGCATCTTGTTTGCCCTTGGCGCTGGTGGCAACCCTCGCAAGGTGCAGTGGTGCGACCAAGAAAACAACACGCTTTGGACCCCAGGCACAGACAACCTGGCTGGTGACTACGAACTGGCCACACCCGGCACGCTGCTTGCTGGCAAGCGCGTCAAGGGCATCAACTTGCTGTTTACCGATGTGGATGTGCACACAGCGCAATACGTGGGCGCACCATTCGTTTACGGCTTTGAAAAGGCTGGCTCGGGCTGCGGCCTGATCTCGGCCCAGGCTGTGGCGGCTATTGACACTGCCGCCATCTGGATGAGTAAGTCGGGCTTTTGGATTTATGACGGCTACGCCAAGCCACTTCCAAGTGATGTCAGTGACTACGTTTTCCAAAACATCAACTATGCGCAGTCTTCCAAAATCTATGCTGTCCACAACAGTCAGTATGGCGAAATCTGGTGGTATTACCCCAGCGCATCAAGCAATGAAAACGACTCCTATGTCACGTTTAATTACCGAGAAAATCATTGGGCGATTGGCACTTTGGCTCGGACTGCTGGCACTGATTCTGGTGTTTACACCAACCCGCTGATGGTGTCTGCTGACGGTTATGTGTACGAGCATGAGGTGGGCTTTACCTATGATGGCGCATCACTGTTCGCAGAGTCTGGACCGATCCAGATTGGCAACGGCGACAACGTGATGAGCGTGCGTGAAGTCATTCCTGATGAGCAGTCATTGGGAGAAGCTGTTGTGTCGTTTACCAGCAGGCTGTACCCGACAGGGGCTGAGTCCTCATTTGGCCCATATTCCGCAGCCAACCCGACCAGCGTGCGTTTTTCTGGCAGGCAGGTCAACATGAAGGTGACAGGAAACACGTTGGCAGAGTGGCGTGTGGGGGTGATGCGGCTGGATGTGGTGCCGATGGGCAAGCGATGAGCGACCTGGAGCATCTGGAAAGGTTGCGCCACCATGTGGAGGCTGCTTTAGAATACTCTGGAGGCACACACCATTTTGATGATGTCGTTGAAATGGTGATGCAGAACAAGTTGCAGGTGTGGCCCGCCGTCAGTTCTGTGGTGCTGACTGAGATCATTGTCTATCCAAGGCTCAAGAATTTGCATTACTTCTTGGCTGGTGGCGACCTAGATGAACTCTCAAGGATGCGACCAATAATCGAATCCTGGGGCAAGTCAATTGGGTGCACCAGGGTGTCGTTGGCAGGCCGAAGAGGCTGGGCCAAGACATTTTTGAAGGATGAGGGATACAGCCCACAATGGACTGTATTGGCCAAGGAACTTTAGGAGATAGATGATGGCAACCAGAGAACAAGTCTTAGCGGCGTATGCCGCAAACCCACGGGCTGAATTAAACCCAAGCGAAGACGCCATCCGCTACTGGATGGGCGCTGGCCTTGCAGATTTTGATAGCGCAGTGTCTGCTGCGCGTAGAGCAGATGTCAACCTTGCAACTCGAATTGATAACGAAAGAAACCAGAGCAGAGAAAAACTTGTTTTAGATGCCTATAAAAGAATCAACCGAGTTGGCATCGGTGACCAGCCCAGTCAAATTGACCAGGCTGGGTATGATTTTTGGATGGACCAGCTTAAAACTGGAAAGATCAATGAGTCCAATTTTGGTCGGGCTTTTTATGGCGCGGTCAATGAGTATTTGCAAGATAACCCAACAGACCCTATCAGTGAAGTTGTCGCCCAATATAGGCCATTTCAAACACCAAGCACACCACCAGTACAGCCAATACTATCCACCCCTGGACTGATTAACCCTCCACCAGTGCCTGGAACACCAGCAGTGCCTGGAACACCAGCAGTGCCTGGAACGCCAGCAGCGCCTAGAACACCAGTGACTCCTGGAACACCAGCAGTACCGGGCGTGATTCAACCGTCTACCTTTGCCAACAACTTTTCCAGTTATGTCGGTTTGCCACTTGGTGGGCAATACAACCCCAACATGACTGCTGGTGGTGCATCCCCTTATTCCATGCTGATGGCCAGAACGCCTGCGTTTACAAACCCCTACGCTGGCGTGGTCGCGGGATTGCCCTTGGGTGGATTCAACCCCAACATTTATGACCGTGCAGATGCTGCGGCTTTGGCTGCGGCGGCTACGCCATGGGCGGCTGCTGCGGGTATGCCTGGCAACAATATGCCAATTGGCGGTGCTGGCGGGGCCAGCGGCGCTGATGGTGGCGGAGATAGCACTGGAAACGCTGCTGCGGCCGCTGCGGCTGGCACGGCTGGTAGCAGTGCTGGCGCATCAGGTGGCCAAGGCGGTACAGGCATCGGTGAAGGCGGCGGCACTGGCATGGGCGGCTACGCCATGGGCGGATTAGTTGATCGTGTTGCTGGTCCCAACCCTGTAGGCCCAGATGATGGTGCTGGTATGTTGGACCTTGGCGAATACGTCATCAAAAAATCATCGGTCAAGAAGTACGGTCAAGGCCTGCTCGACATGATCAATGAAGGCAAAATCCCTGCCAAGAAAATGAAGTCTTTACTCGGTTAAAGGAGAGAAAAAATGTCAAAAGGTGGATCACCAGATGTCACGACCAACGCGGTCGATCCAGACATCAAACGAGCATTCCTCTCAAACTTTCAAAACGCTCGAAGTGTTGCAGGCGCATTGCCAATACAGCAATTTGCGCAGTTCAACCCAACGTACCAAGCTGGAGAAGAGGCTTTGGTTAACGCTGGCCTTGCTGGCCCAGGCATTGCCGGGACAGACCTTGCAGCGCAAATGGCAGCATATGGCGGCGTGTACGAGCCAGCCATGCAGACTGCTGGCCAGGCCAACCTTGGCATGACTGGCCCCGGCAACATTGCCAGCTACATGAACCCTTACACGAGCCAAGTGCGTGCAAACGCCTTAGCTGACTTGGAGTCTTCACGCCAAGCGGCCATTCAGCAAACTGGTGAGCGTGCCACACAGGCCCGTGCATTTGGTGGATCACGCCAAGGCGTGGCCGAGGGCATCACAAACCTAGGATTTGCCAAGCAAGCGGCCAACCTTGGTACGACACTGAACGAGTCGGCATTCAACCAGGCCGTGCAGTTGCAGTCGGCTGATTTGGCGCGACAGCAGCAAGCTGCGGCGGCTAACCAAGCGGCTGGCTTGCAGGGTGCGCAATTGCGCCTTGGTGGTGCGCAGCAGCTTGGCAGTTTGGCCGCACAGCAGCAGGCTTTGCGCCTTGGCGGTGCGCAGGCTGTCATGGGTGCAGGTGGTGCGCGACAGGCATTCGATCAGACGCAGATGGACGCCATCCGAAACATTGGCTTGCAGCGCCTTGGCGTGGTGCAGTCCAGTTTGGGTGCAAGTCCTGCCAACCTTGGCGGTACGGTATCAACACCGATGTACAGAAACCCGGCATCTGGTGCATTGGGCGGTGCATTGGCTGGCGCTCAGTTAGGCAGCGTCATTCCAGGCATAGGTACTGGCATTGGCGCTATTGGTGGCGGCATTCTTGGCTTGCTGGGTTAAGGGGTAAGACATGGCAATTGATTTCATGAATTTGTTTGCCCCAGGCGGCACACCGACAGGGCTTGACGCCTTGTTTAATGAGGATCAGCGCCGACTAATGGGGCGCAATGCCAACTTATCGGCAGCCGCTGCGCTGCTACAAGCCAGTGGGCCAAGTCGTCAACGTGTTGGACTAGGTCAAGCCCTTGGCGCTGCGCTGCAAGCTGGCCAGCAGGGCTACCAGCAGGCACGTGCTGGATCGCTGCAAGACCTGATGATGGGTGAGAAGCTGAAGGAAGCCGAGCAGGCCCGTGCATTGCAGCAGCGTGTTGCTGGTGCACTGACCACAGCCCCAGCAACCCTGTCACCAGCGCAGCAGGCTTTGGCCGCACCTGGAGGTCAGGCCGGGCCAACGCTGGAACGCGCAGAGATGATGGCTGCCATGCCAGAGATGACGCCCAACCAGATCAAGGCCAGCCAATACCAAAACGCTGCTGACATCTTGGCTGCCTCTGGGCGTGTGGCTGATGCCGAGAAGTATCAAGCCATGGCCGAGAAACTGAACCCTCGGGAAGAGGTGACCGGCCAGCCATTTGAAGTGACTGACGCATCTGGCAAGCCTTTGCTGGTGCAACAGATGAAGTCGGGCAAGCTGCAAACCTTGCAGGGCTTTGGCCCCAAGCGTGAAGTGGTGTTGCAAAACCTGGGTGGCCAGACAGTGGCTGTTGACAAGTCAGCACTGCGCGGCGGTGAAACATTCCAACAAACCATGACTCCGGGCGAGACAGCCTCCAACATCATTGCGCAAGGCCAGCTTGGCGTGGCTCGTGGCCAGCTTGGTGTGGCTCAAGGCGGCTTGGCTTTGCGTGGTCAAGAGTTTGCCCGTGGCGCATTTGACCGTGTGGAAACTGCTGACGGCATGATGTACGTGCCAAAAGTGCCAGGCGGCGCGGCCATGCCAGTGATGGGGCCAAGTGGTCAGCCACTCAAAGGTGCTGGCAGCGCCCCAACCGAAGGCCAGTCCAATGCCGCATCCTATGCCCAGCGCATGGAGTTGGCCCAGAGCATCATCAACAGCCTGCCTGCCGGGTCACAGCCTGGTGCTGGCACGCGTACGCTGGAGGCTGTGCCATTTATCGGCGGTGCTTTGGCCCGTGGAGCGCAGCCAGCAGCCACTCAGCAGTATGACCAAGCGGCGCAAGATTGGATTCGCGCCAAGCTGCGCAAGGAGTCCGGCGCTGCCATCGGCGCGGATGAGATGAAGCAAGAATTTGCCACCTACTTCCCACAGGTCAACGACACCCCGGAGAAGATTGCACAGAAGGCAGAAGCCCGGCGTGTGGCGACATTGGGGATGCAGAAATCTGCTGGCAAGGCATACGAGCCTTATGTGCCACCACCAGCCCCTGCTGCCGTGCGTCCAGCAAGACTTGTCTTTGACCCTGTGACCCGCAATTACCGCTACGTTCAGGAGTAAAGCATGGCCGACAAAATCGTTGAGATTCCCAACATTGGCCCTGTGGCATTTCCTGCCACCATGTCGGATGACGAGATCATCCGTGCCATCCAGTCGCTGCAAGCGCCTGCGGCTGCGCCAGCACCACCACCAGACACCATGGCACGCCAAGCAGGCTTGGCCGTGCGTCCTATGGCACAGGCTGCCATGACTGCTGGTGGCCTGCTGCCGATGGCTGTGGACCCCTTGGTGAACCTGTTCAACTTGGCTGCTGGCACCAACGTGCCCACCATGACGCAGGCCACACAGACAACACTTGGCCGCATGGGATTCCCAGAGCCTCGCACAGCGCAAGAGCGCATCGTGCAGGATGTGTCCCAAGCTGGCTACGGTGTTGGCGGCTTGGCCAACTTGGCCGCACGCGCAGCCCCGATGGTGACGTCACCAGCAGCGCAGGGGTTGACCCAAATGCTGGCCACCAACCCACGGGCGCAGTCATCTGCCGCCTTGGCATCGACAGCCGCTGGTGGACTGCTGCGCGAAGGTGAGTTCTCCCCTGGCGTGCAGTTGGCTGGCGCATTGGGTGCAGGCATGATGGCCCCAGGTGGTCCCACCCTGTCCACCACACAGCGTGCATTGGCCGCACCTGGTGCATTGGTACAGCCTTTAAGTGCCGAAGGTCGGCAGATCATTGCTGGCAACGTGCTGCGCTCTGTTGCGACCAACCCAGAGCGTGCCATTCAAAACTTGCAATCAGCGCAGTCCACTGTGCCAGGCTTGCGGGTCACCACGGCAGCCGCAGCGCGTGATCCTGGGCTGGCTGGCGCTGAAACCACTTTGAGATCGGCTTTGTTTGATCCTACAAATCAGTTTGGTGGTGTGTTGTCGGCAAATCAGCAAGCCCTGATGGATTCATTCCGCAGACTGTCGGGCCGACCTGGATCAGTTGAGCGTGCCGAGGCCAAGCGATATGAAGTCACCGCACCCATGCGCGAGTCGGCATTTGCCAACGCGCAGCCTGTGTCGGTGGAGCCAATCGCTGCCGCCATCCAAGGCATCACCAGCAACCCGGCAACGCAGCGTCAGACAGTTGACCAGGCCATGAAATATGTGGCCGACCTGTTGGCCAAGCGCGTGGACCCAGAGACAGGCACCATCAATCCGATGGCGCTTTACAGCGTGCGCAAAGACATTGGCGATGCCATGGCTGGCAAGTTGTCGGGCGACTTGGCCAACTTGCGTTTGGCTAAGGGCCAGTTAGCCAGCCTGCTGCCCGTCATCGACTCGACCATCGAAGCCGGTGCGCCAGGTTTCAACCGCTACATGCAGCAGTTTGAAAAGTCTTCCAGCGCCATCGACCAGATGCGCCTGCTGCAAGGCATCTCTGACCGTGTGACCACAGGCCAGCCCAACATAGTGACAGGTGAGCCTGTGCTGGCGGCAGGGGCATTACGCCGAGAACTCAAAACCAAAGCTGATGAACTTGGCGCTGAACTGTCGCCCGCCGCACAGCGCCGACTGGACAACATCATCAACGAGATCAACCGTGGCCAGGCTGCCACGGCTCCAGGTGTTCGCGCACCAGGCTCCAACACGTTCCAAAACTTGACCATGGGTAACCTCATTGGCCGTGTGTTCAGCGAGTCGCTGGCCGACAACACAACACTGCGCACCATGACGCGCCCCTTGGATTTCTTGTACAAGTTGCCCAATCAGCAGATCCAGCAGTTGCTGGTGGAGGCCATGCTGGACCCGCAACTGGCTGCGCAGATGATGAGCAAGGCCAGCATCATGAAGGTCGAACCACTGGCAAAATCACTGCGTAAGAAGGCCGAGCAACTTGGCTACGGCTCGATCATCGGCGCACAGGAGTAAGACATGGCATTGCTTGATGAAGAACTGATGCCATTCTTTGGCAATCCGAACATCCAGCGCCAAGGGGCAAGAGCCAGAGCATTGGCCGCGCAGCGTGATGTCAACACGCTGCCAGATCCTCGCACCTATGCGGCCATCTCTGGCCTGCTCGGTCAGGCTCCTGACGAGATGGGTTTCAGCGTCTTGAATCCTGACTACGAAGGCATCCAGCGTGTGGCCCGGCCAGCATTTGCGGCTGGCACGGCCTTGGGTGTGGCTCCGATGATGCGTGCGGCTGGTTTCTCGCGACCAGCAGCAAAAGCGGCTACGGCAAAACAACAGCTTGGCATTTTGGCTCCCAAGGGATTTAGAGGTAAGCCACTAGAGGGTTTACCAGAGGCTGTGGAGGTCAATGGCCGCATGGACCCATTTGGTACAGATCAGCGAATTGTGGACATTGCCGGACGTTACATGGCCGACAAGGGGGTGACATACCAGCCACAGAAAATTTACGCGCCCTTGGATGTCGAGCGCGCCACACGTTTGGCCAATGCTTTTGAAAAAATGCAGCACACGCCAACCGACAAGAAAACGCAAAAAGCGTACAAGGCATTGGCCAAGGAAACGCAAGACCAGTATGAGGCTTTGCTCAAAGCTGGATACAAATTTGATTTCATTCGTGGGGCTGACCCATATGGCAACCCACGAAACGCAATCAATGATGTGATTGCAAATAAGCGCATGTCTGTTTTCCCAACAGATCAAGGCTTTGGTGGGCCATCGGCTGCGGCTGTGGACATTTCCGGCAACCCATTGATGGCCAGATCTGATTTGCGAATTGCAAACGATCCAAACACAACATACAACGATTTATTCCGGGCTGTTCATGATGTATTCGGCCATGCAAAACATGGTGTTGGCTTTCGCGCCAGGGGCGAAGAAAACGCATTTCAAGCCCATGCTCGGATGTATTCGCCAGAGGCATTGCCTGCCGCAGCAAGTGAAACCAGAGGTCAAAACTCATGGGTCAACTTTGGACCTTACGGCAAGCAAAACCAAACAGCATCACCAAGCGCAACAGAATATGCGGCACAGAAAACTGGCCTTCTTCCAAAGTGGGCTTATGAAGAAGGTTTGCTTTCCGATTGGCTGTGGCCGCAAGGCGTTTACAGAGGCCGCTAAATTTTCTGGCACAACACCAACGCAGCAGGCTGTTCCATCGGGACAATCACGATTGCGTTTTGCTCATAAAGTCTAGCCAATGAAATTGCATCCTGAGTTGAGCATGAGATAAAAAATCCATGTTCTCTTGGCCAATTTTCATCAGGCTCTGCCCTGGCTGGCCAGCACATGAATTTTTTCTTGATAATTGATTTCATCAAAGCCTCAGTAAAACGAAGATTCTGTTTATCAGGCCAGGCTTTGCTGCTTGGGTTTTCTGCTGTGACGAAAAACAACTGGTCCAACTTGTTGCAGCCCATGAATTTGTCGGCATCAAACGATGGCACTCCAATGCGAACAGAAAAAGGCAAATCGAAATCAAGCAGACTGTATGTTGTCTGCTGATATGCGCTGATTAAACTCACTTCACACTCCCAAAAAATGCAGCCACAAGCGGGTCACGTTTCACGACCCGTCTTTGCTGTCTGCGCCTGGCGTCCTTGAAAGCCTTGTCCTCCACCGTCAGATTCTCCCGGTACTCATGCACCCGCTGGGTGCTGGTGCGGCCTGTTGGTATTGGCTTGGGTGCGTCAATGCCATCACCTAGCTTGTACTGCGGCCTCCAACGGTAACTGTCGCCAGCACGCATCCAACCTGCAACGTGCACAACCCCCTGATCGTGCAGGTCTTCCAGCCTGCGCTGTACCACCCGGCGATTGCTGAACACAATGTCAACCAGTTCCCTGTCACACCTTGGCTTGCCATCGGCCAAGGCCAACAGCAGGCTCGGCAGCACCCGTGGTTTGAGTCCGGCCTTCATTTGCCACACTCCTGCTCATCCTTGGCCTGCTCCAGCGCCAGCAAGAACAGCACACAGCACCCGGCGTGCGCCATGTGCGACAGCCCTGTCTCAGGGTCGGTGTCTTGGCCCTGCACGTATGCGGCCATGTGCCTGAAGGCTGCGGCCATGTAGCGGGTCTTGCCATTGGCCACCAGCTTCCAGTTGTCGCGTGCGTATTTTTGAGCGCCAAGGTCCAAGACCTTGACGATCTCCTCAACACTGCCCCACGGCAGCAGGGTGTAGTCGGGCTTTCCCGTGTCGAACTTCATGCCCGTCATTTCAGATCCTTCACGTCCTTGCGATACACATGGCCAAAATGCATCAGGCTGGGCAGCTTGAAGGCATCCATGGCCCCAGGGCGGCCCGTGTAGGGCAGCAACTCTTTGCCATCGTATTTGCCAGCCATCTTGTTAATCATGGTGGCTGGGGTCTTAATAAATTGGTCTGTCATTTTTGATGCACTCGATTTGGTATTGAAGGTTTTGAACTTTGCGCCAGGCTTGGTCTTGGTTTTGCAGATCGCTTGGGCAATTGCGCACAGCGTGTGCTGGCAGGCTCATGCCACGAGCCTGATCAAGTGCGTGCTGAAGCTGCGCCTCCATGTCAGGCAGGTCGGCGGTGGTCAGGTCTTTGAGGCTCATGCCGACCACCCGTAGAACAGGGCTGCTGCCAGGCCGATGCCGATGACAAGTGCGGCGAGCAGGTCCAGTGCGGCCTCGGCACGGGCGTGCAGCTTGGCTGCGCGGACTTGGTAGTGCTGGTGATATTTGTGGTGCTTCATGGTTTTTCTTTCTGAGGAAAGGGGCCGAAGCCCCGTGGGTTTAAGCAAGTTCGCGCATGGATTGACGGAACTGCACCATCCAGTCGCGGCGCAGGCGTTCAGCACGCTGTGCGTCATTGATACGCTCTGCCAACCAGTGGGTGGACATCTTGCGGTCACCATCACAGATTGAGTTGCTCATGTCTTCATTGAATTGCTCAACTGCTTGGTCGTATGTGAAAGTTGTCATGTCGTTTTCTCCGGTTTAGTCGTTACCCAGAACAAACATTTGTGCTGGTGAAACGTATTATGCACTAAATTAAAAGACAATGCAACAACCCCACAAAACAGTCAACAATTAACAAACCAGTCAAGTAAAATGCTGGCATGACATCTGTACACGACATCCGCACCTTGGCCAAGCAGCACGGCATCAGCATGAAGGCCGTGTGCTTGGAGGCAAAAATACAACAGCCCCAGGTCAGCAGATGGCTGTCTGGGGCTGTGGACCCCTTGTGGGGGTCAGTCAATCAACTGGAGCAGGCGCTGCTCAAGCTGATCGCGGCCAAGGGTTGATCACCAGTCGTCACCAGCCACATCAGCAGTGGCCGCTGCTGGCGCTGCTGCCCCACGGGTGATGCCGAAGTCAGAGGCCGCTGTTGGCTTTGCACCACCCAATGGCTCCCCCTTGCGCACCAGCAAGATGTTGTTCAGGCCGAACGACACACCATTGTTGCCAGCCTGGCTGTACGCATAGGCATTCAAGCTGACCCGGATGTAGTCGCCAGAAACGATGTCATCATTTCCGATCAGGTCGTTACCGTGCGTGTCGATCGCGCCAGGCTTGCTGGTGGACTTCACGTTGCAAAAGAAGTGGCCAGCGTATTCACGGCCCAATGGGCTGCCATCTGTTTTGGTTTCGGTGTCGCCATCACGCAAAGGGTTGCGCACATTCTTTGGGATCTTGTCGCCGAACTTGGCTGCCAGTGCTTCCTTGGCCGCAGCCTTCAACGCTGCCAGTGTGGCTGTGTCGGTCTTGGGAATCAGGATCTGGGTGGAGAACTCATCCTTGCCATTCATCTCATTCTTGCGTGCTGAGAGGGCGGAGAAATACGAGGTGCGGACCTCGCCAGTGGTAACACGTGTTGTCATGATCGTTTCTTTCAGAGTGATCGTTTGAAGGTTTTCAGCGCCATCAACATGACAGCGCAATTGCACTTTAGCACAAATCTTTTTCTTGCGTCAAAAAAAATACAGGCGCACAATGGCGACTCATTTCAACCGAGAAACCGAGGAAACCGATGAAGCTATACCCGCACCAAGAGCAAGCCAAGCAGTTCTTGCTCACGCAAAAGAGGGCCATCCTGGCCGACCAGCCGCGAGTCGGCAAGACACTGCCCACCACGGCAGCAGCACTCGAAAACCTCCCCGCCCTGATCGTCTGCCCATCCATTGCAAAAACGGTCTGGGAGGCCGCATTCAACAAGCTGGCACCCGATGTGCCTGTGCGCGTTATCAGTGGCCGCAATGACGCCATGAAGACCACCAGTGACCGTGTGGTGATCGTCAACTACGACCTGCTCCAATACTTCAACAACGCAGGCTTTCAGACCCTGGTGCTGGACGAGTGCCACCGCATCAAAAACCCAAAGGCCGCACGCACCAAAGCCGCCATGCTGCTGATGAAACAGATCCCCCAGGTCTTTGCCCTGTCAGGCACACCAATTCCAAATCGCCCGATCGAACTGTGGCCCATCCTGCACGGACTGGGCATCTATCGTGGCGGCTGGTTTGATTTCGCTGCCCGGTACGCCAAGATGTGGAACGCACCATGGGGGCTGGACACCAGTGGCGCGTCCAATATCCCTGAACTCAAGGCGCTGATGAAGCCCCATGTGCTGCGCCGAAAAAAGGAAGACGTCTTCAAAGACTACAAAGACCCGCAGGTGTCACTGATCACGTTTGACCTGCCCAACGACAAGCGTGAGCAGCAGTTCGATGCCGATGCCCTGGTGGCCAACCCCAATGCGCTGATGGCGTTTGAAGGCTTGGCCGAGGTCATGCGCGAGGCAGGGCTGCG